AAGGCTACTTGGTATATACAGCATCCCGGAAAGAAGACAAGGAATGCTGCATTGGATATCCTCAATTTATTCTTGTGAAAGATGATGCTGCACATCTTGCACCATATACACAATCGCCGGATATAATGGGAATGGCTCCTATGCCCAAAGACTATACAAGTTCATTCTTATAACTTTCTCACTATTCTATCGATAATATCTGTGTTTACCAATAGATTGTCTACACGCAATACATTTACTCCATACTTAAGACTTATATCTTTGGATATAACTTTCCAATCGCCCAAACGACCGATTTGTGGATCATAAATACGGATTGAACCGTTTTCTAACCTATCAACAGTAATAATATGTCCACCTTTTCCGTCTTTCCACATAAAGTCAATGTGATACCTGCCGGCTTCTTTGGTTAACTCGTTCAATTCTTTATTCAATTGAGTGAGAGTCTTGCTTTTAATATCAAGTCCTGATACATATTGTCCACCTGCCTGTTTCTTCTCAGGTGTCTGCATTGTTTCCGGATCAATCCAGGCCCAGTTAGTTTTTCCAGAGAGTTCATAAGGAATGTTCCCTTCTTTTTTAAGGTTAGGTAGTGCTGTTACATCATATCCACGTCTTCTCAATTCATTAGCAACTACGCATGACTGACAGTTTACACTGAATTCTCTTCCTTCTCCATAACCGATGTTTCCTCTCAGTTCATTTGCTTCTTCGAAGGTCATATCTTCACCTCTCTTTATGCCGATTTTTTGCTCAATCTTACTCTGATTGAAGTTTCTTACAAACCGGTCGTCCCATCTTTTTTGAATATCATTTTTCTCAGCATCGGTCTTGATGCGCTTTGTTCTTGATACTTTTATGACTTCGGGTGTAGTAGGCTGGGGAGTTCTCTCTCTTTGCAAATCTCCTTCTTTGCTAAAGTTATCCTTATACCAAAAAGCGGATTGCACCCCATTTTTATTCTCGTCAACAAAATCCTTTGCTGTTTTGGGAATATCTGTTATAACCTGTTCTTGCGGAACTGTATCGTTTAGCAGGAAATCAGCAAAGTTGTCCGGTTCCATCGTGATCGGAGTAGCAAAACAGATACAGAAAGGATGAAAACCTATAAACTTGAACGTTTTCGGATATTTACCTACCATTGCATCACATATCTTGCATGGTCCGCGATTATTGGCCGAGCGATGTATCTCAATACCTAATATAAAATCCTGTTTACTCCAACGTTCATAGTCAGCGGTACGATAAGACATATTGGTAGATGTAGCTGTAAGACGTAATGCGTTCATCTTTGAACTACGATATATACCTTGTCCTGGGTGATAGTTCTTCATAGGTTGGGACATAACAAGTTTCCCTTCTTTATCCTTTACCCGGCGAAATCGTTTGTCCGGCTCATTTAGGATTTGCCTAAGATCTTGACTTATCCGTGAAGAACTTCTACCAACAGATAGACCTGTCTGTAAATAATACTCGAGTTGTGTTTTTGTCTGATCCGCAAGATTCCACACCATTGGAGACAGATTATTGCCGCGTACATCAACCCCTTTCCTAAGTTGAGAGAGTGCGTCTTTGTTTGTAGCAAACATTCCTTGCTTCCTTACAGAATCAATAGCCATGCCTTTGATGTATTCTGATATAAAATCCTCATTCTTCATTTCAGAGCGCTTCCATGCGTCTATGTTGAAGGCTGTAAGATTCGTGAGAAGAAGAGACTGTAACTTATCCAACTCCCGATCCACACATTTTTCGACAACTTGATTACGTAACCATACATTATCGCTACTACGATTTGCCCATTGTTGGAGAAATGGGGTAATAGACAGAATAAATCGATTAAAGATATTGGCCACTTCGCTTTGCTGAGCCAATATCTTTTGTATATGCTGCTTGTCGTAGAATGTTAGTCCTTTCATTGATATATCGGTCCTAGCGGATTGTTATTGACTGAAGCTGCTTGTTCTTCCTGTTTCATTTTCTCAATTTCCTCTTTTACATTCTGAGTATAAGGAGAACGTGCGGTAAGTGTTTCCTGGCTATTGATTGGTTTCCCACCTCCGGCTGTTGATAGATTCTGTAAGTCTTCTGCTAAATTCTTCGGGAGAATAGAGCCGAAAGACACCTCAAAATAATTATTCATTATAGCATTGGAATTTTTGATATGTGATATATTCGCCATGCCTGCTTGTACAATAGCCACACATCGTTGTACTACCGGTCCGAAGATTTCCATTTGTTCCGTAGCCTTAATTTTTGCATCAATGGTCATAAACTCACGGGAGACGCCTGATAGGTCACCTATGCCAATAAGATTGTCAAACGACAAATCAGGACATGATGCACCAGAGAATATTTCGTGGCGTTCATTACTAATCTCTTCCTTTTGTGAATCTATGGACTGTTGCCATGATAGGTATTCAGCATCACCATGATACGCAGTGCCGGTATCAGGGTCAACTTCCATAGAAAAGTTTAATTCTTTCCCTACTGTATCTTTTGATGGGAGATTCGACAAACCGAAAGATTTTAGCATTGGGTCGCCGAAGTAGTCGTTAGTATCTGACATTCTAGAGATCCGCATTTCATAAT